CTACCTATCTGGTTACAACAAGGTATCATCACATGGAACAAGAGTTTCATTGAACTAGAAAACGGTTCAAAGATTGTTGCATCATCAACATCATCATCAGCTGCTCGTTCTGGTTCATACAATTGCATTTCTGGAGAATCTATGATACAATATATAGATGATCATGATAACAAACACGAGAATACCATTGAGTCTATGTATAACAATCAGGAGAACATTAGTAATATTGAATCTGATAGTGATATGATTAATAACAAATATAAAAAGTGGTATTTCGATATAATAGATTGTGCCAAACTCAGGAAGTGTGATCCGTTGTTAACATATGAATATCACCACATAATACCAAAATCCATATCCGGAGATAATACGCATGGTAATATGGTGTATTTGACTCTCAAAGAACACTTCATATGTCATAAGTTATTGATTAGAATATATCAAGGTAAATATAAAGCCAAGATGGTGTATGCACTTTATATGATGTCTAATACCAGAAAAGGTCTCAAGATGTCATCAAAAGAGTATTCAAATCTTAGATTGTTATATTCACAAGCACAAAAGGAACGAGTAATTTCACCGGAAGAATGTGAAAAAAATTCACAAAAGATGATTAAATATTGGGCAGAAAATAAGGAAGAAATCAAAAAACATTGGGAAAATTCTGGTCGAAATAAGAGATTAAGTGACAGTCTAACCGGTGTCAAAAAATCTAGTGAACACATGGATAAGATAAACAAGAATCCGGAAAAGATTAGAAAGACCGCAGAAAAACATACCGGAATGAAACGTACTGATGTTACCAAGAAAAACCAATCCATAGCAAAACACAAAACTATATCCGAAAATGGTACGGAATGGTTGGGTAAAGGACAGAAATATATCACAAATACTAAGACCAATGAATTAATTAGAGTTCCTGTAGATTATGAGTTAAAAGATAATGAAGTTTTCGGCAATAAATCCGCAGGTAAATCTATAAAGGGTAATAAATGGTATCACAATCCAAACACAAATGAAATCAAATGTTTTCCTGAAAATTGTCAGCCGGAGGGGTTTCTTATTGGTAGGGGAAAAAGGTGAAGGTTCTTTCGGAAGGTAACGTATATAGAAACTTTGATTTCATAGCAAGATCAGAGTCCAATAAAATAATTGATTTATTTTTTGATGATGGCTCTTATCTAACTGTAACGGAAGACCACAAAATACTATGTAATGGTGAGTGGATACCATCATCAGAAATACATGTTGGTGACATAGTATATTCACCAACATGTACAAAAGAAGTTATTTACAAATCCAAATCAGACAAAAAAATATATGTATATGATGTAGTCAACGTAGAAACTACAAATAATTTCTTTGCAAATCAAACACTTATAAAAAATTGTGTTTTCCTTGACGAGTTTGCATTCGTTCCATCAAACATAGCTAATGAGTTTATGCAGTCTGTTTATCCTGTAATTACCTCAGGTACTAAGACCAAGATCATTATTGTATCTACTCCAAATGGTATGAATCTGTTTTATAAGATTTGGATGGAGGCATTAAATAAAAGAAACAGTTATGAAACATTTGAAGTACATTGGTCACAAGTTCCTGGTCGTGATGAAGCTTGGGAAATAGAAACCAAAAAGAACATTGGTGAACACAATTTCGATCAAGAATTTAATTGTACATTCTTAGGTAGTTCAAACACACTAATATCTGGTAAGAAATTGCAACAAATGGTGTTTGCTGAACCAATTGCAGAACACGATAAGACTGTAATCTATGAATATCCCATTAAGGGTAATGAAGACGAGATAAAAGATCATTTGTATTGCATATCCGTGGATGTATCAGAAGGTAGAAATATGGATTCATCCGCATTTTCTATATTTGATATCTCAACAACACCATACAAACAGGTGGCAACCTACCAAAATGCCAATATATCACCCATATTATTCCCAACGATAATACACAATGCGGCTAGGATGTATAATGATGCATATATTCTGGTTGAGATAAACAATAATCCTCAGGTTGCAGATATTATACACCAAGATTTGGAGTATGAGAACCTATTTAAAATCTTCACAGGTAACAAGAAACCACAACAACTTTCTGCCGGTTTTGGTAGAGGTGTACAAATGGGACTTAAAATGTCTCCAGCGGTTAAACGAATTGGATGTTCCAATTTAAAAACATTGATTGAGGGTGACAAGTTAATCGTCAACGACTTTAATACAATATCAGAATTAACTACATTTGTAGCTAACAAAACATCATTTGCTGCGGAATCAGATTCAAATGATGATTTAGCAATGACATTGGTTATATTTGCTTGGGTATCAACTCAGAAATATTTTAAAGATATTGTAGCACATGATATACGACAACAGATTCAGTTAGAAAATATGAATCAACTGGATGATGAAAATCTTCCAGCACCAATCATAGAAGATGGTAGAGAACATTACTTTGAAGTACTTGATGGTGATGTATGGGAAACTGCGGACAGTGGCGAGGTATATAGTGGATTCTTTAAAGAATTAATGAGAACCATGTAGGTCAGGTTTTGTATAAATAAGAATATGGTAATTATATCTACCAATAACAATGTAATTTAATTTAGGAGAAAAAATATGGCAATTCAGTTATCTCCAGGTGTAAGTGTATCCGAAGTTGATTTAACAACAGTAGTTCCTTCGGTATCTTCCTCTACTGGCGCATTTGCTGGAAATTTCGTTTGGGGTCCAGCCAACGAAATATATCCAATTACTGATGAAAATCAACTAGCTGCAACATTCGGTGCACCTAATGGTAACACCGCTGTTTCATTCCTCACAGCTTCTAGTTTCCTGGCCTACGGCAATGATCTAAGAGTAGTCAGAGCTATCAATATAACTAATAGTTTGAATGCTACATCAAACACAACAACAAGAGGCGAATCAATTCCAAACAAATCATTCTATAATGATGAAGTTTTTCACACAGATAACGCAAACTTATATGGTGCTTTTGCTGCTAGATATCCTGGTTCTTTAGGAAATTCAATTAAAGTTGATATTTGGGATTCAGCAAACACAACAGCATTTAAAGCATGGAATTATGCAGGTTATTTTAACGGAGCAACAACCACATCATTGTCAGTATCTAATGCTGGTGGTGCTAATGATGAAATTCATATCATTGTAACTGATGAAGATGGTGTAATAACAGGTAACAAAGGAAGCGTATTAGAAGTTTATCCATACCTATCTAAAGCGTTAGATGCTACAGATGATAACGGTGTATCTACATATTACAAAAATGTAATAGCTTCACAATCACATTACATATATGTTACTGATCCTGCTGACTACTCAAATACACACACAACTTGGGGTACAACTGCGGCAAACACAAAATTTGATAGAGTTGCATCTGCGACCGGAAACACAGCATATCCATTCTCGGGTGGTACAGACGCAGTAGTACAACAAAGTGATCTGATTAATGCTTATGACTTGTTCGCAAATAAAGACTCTGTTGATGTATCTTTAATAATCACAGGTGACGCTAATGCCTTTGTACAACAACATATTATTGATGCTATTGTAACCCCAGCTGGTAGTTTGGTTGGTCGTTCTGGTGATTCCATAGCATTTCTTTCACCACCATATAAAGCGGTTGTTAACCAAAAAGGTAATGAAGTATTAAACATACAATCTTGGTTGAATGATAATGCAACTATATTTGATTCAACTGCTGGTTTAAAACGTACAACATCATATGCTGTTGTTGATAGTGGTTGGAAATATATGTTTGACAAATACAACAATGTTTATCGTTGGGTTCCAATGAACGGTGATATTGCTGGTTTATGTGCATTTACTGATGCTATCCGTGACCCTTGGTGGTCTCCTGCTGGTTATAATCGTGGTAATATTAAAAATGCTGTGAAATTAGCTTGGAATCCAAATCAACAATCTCGTGATATTCTTTATCAACAAGGTGTTAATCCTGTAGTTTCTTTTCCTGGAAACGGAATAATTCTATATGGTGATAAAACACTTCAAGCTAAACCATCAGCATTTGATCGTATTAATGTTCGTAGATTGTTTATCGTTCTAGAAAAAGCAATTGCTCGTGCCGCTAAATATTCTTTATTTGAATTCAATGATGAATTTACTCGTGCTCAGTTTATTTCTTTAGTATCTCCTTTCCTACGTGATGTTCAAGGTAGACGAG